ATCCTTATCGAGAGGAGTAAACAGTTGTTGAATTGCGTCCATTTTGTGAATATACCCGGTTATAATATATAAAAACAAAAAAAGGTATTCAATTAGTGTATTGTATCATGAATAAAATAGAACAAACAACCATACATCCATCAACCATACATCCATCAACCATACATCCATCAACGATACATCCATCAACGATACATCCATCCACCATACGTCCATCATCCATGAATTATACCCAATTCCTCGGTCGAGAATCCATTTATAATAATATTCGCGATTTCTTGGCGTCATTTCAAAAGAACAAAAGCGACCTTACATTCAAGCGCGGGATATACATCTATGGCGCGCCAGGTTCCGGAAAAACGGAGTTCGTTATCCGATTATTGAAAGAACTAAACTATGACATCGTGAAATATGATGCGGGCGATATACGCAATAAGTCCATCATCGACTCGATTACACAACACAACATATCCGACAAGAATATCATGTCCATCTTCCAGCGTAAAGTCCAGAAAATCGTCGTCGTCATGGATGAATTGGATGGGATGAATAATGGCGACAAGGGCGGAATTACATCCCTCATCAAGTTGATTCGCCCTAAAAAAACGAAGAAACAGAAACAGGAAGAAATCACGATGAACCCCATCATTTGTATTGGAAATTACCATGTCGACAAGAAAATCAAAGAACTGATGAAGGTGTGTTATGTCTATGAACTGAAAACACCTACGCCTACACAAATGACGCAAATCATCGATATGACGATGGGTGGAGGGAGTATTGATGCGGGAATGCGAAAGAATATCGTCGCGTTTGTCCAAGGCAACCTGCGCAAACTTGGCGCTGTGGCCGAGATGAGTAAAAAGTCGAATACAATCCTCGCGAATAATATACTTCACGCCATCTTTCAACCGAAAACATATAATGAAGACATCAAGAAAATCACCGAAAAACTATTGAATACGGAATACTCTATATCCGAACACAATGTGCTCATCAATGAGACGGACCGAACTACAATTGGATTATTATGGCATGAAAACGTGATTGATGTATTGGAAAAGATGCCGATTGACGTATCTGCACCGTTTTATAAACTCATCCTTGACAATATATGCCAGGCCGACTATTTTGACCGTATTACATTCCAGAACCAGATATGGTTGTTCAATGAACTCTCGTCTCTGATTAAGACCTTCTACAATCATTACCTGTATCATAAATCGTTCCCTAAAAAACCGCGGTTTCATCCAACAGAGGTCCGGTTCACCAAGGTGCTTACGAAATACAGCACCGAGTACAATAACCAACTTTTCATACAGAATTTGTGTATGCAACTCTCTATGGACCAGAAAGACCTTTTCGCATTTTTCTTGACACTGAAAAAACAATATACCGAGGATGAAATACCGCGTATATTGGAAATGTATGAGATTACGAAACTGGATGTGAATCGTATCTATCGATATTTAGACAAATATATGGAAAAAATGGAGCCGGGGGGGAGCGTGATTGAATATGAAACTGAAGCAAATGACAATAATGGCGGATAGCGGACGGACGGACGGACGGATGGACGCGTTTGAATAAACCCAAAAAGATATAAGAGTTATTTAGAAACATTTCATTCGTTTATTATTCATTAGAATGGGCGCATCTATTTCACTGGATTCGAAATACAGATTGATATTGAATACGGAAGTGGAATGTATTTCTATAAATACGTCATCCCCGAAGGCGTCTGGTGGCGGTCGTAGTCAGAAACAACACGACCGTAAGGACCGTAAGGACCACGAAAGCGACGACGACGCTAGCGGTAGCGACAGTGGCAGCGACAGTGAAAGCGGGAGCGGTAGTGGAAGTGAAAGCGGGAGCGACAGCGACAGCGAAAAGACATACACTGTGAAACTGACACCTGAGATTATTGGGTATATTCGTAGTTATATTCGTAAAACCCAGTTTCTCGACGAGTTTGATTTAATCACCGAGATTGAACTCGATAAATACGACCATGCGCCTGGGTCCGCAATTGTATTCAATTCCGACTCGATTGTATTCATGCCAAACGACCAAACCTTAGAGGCGGTGGGTGATTGGGAATACCTTGAATCTGATAAACCGGTCTCATCGTCGTCATCGAAGTCCAAGTCAAAAAGTGGTGGACGAAAACGTCACCGCCATAATGACGACGAAGACGAAGACCAGGACCACGCATCTAGTAAGTATAAAACAAAAGATGATGACCTTCCAGTTGGCGAGATTGAGAATGTTCTTACAGAGAAATTTCAAGAATATAACAAGACGCGCGAGTTCGTTATTCACGAGTCAAAGAACAGTTTTCTGGTGTTGCTTATCAAGTCTGTAGAGGTTGTGAAGGTCTAAATTCCATGACTTCATTCCATGATTCCATGACTCCATGATTCCATGACTCCATGATTCCATGACTCCATGATTCCATGACTTCATTCCATTTGATGTATAAACATTCGTTATATATCAAATCGCGATTTACCCATGTATCGCACTCCTTCGCCGCATTACATATATATTACTTCTTTATCCTGTTCCGGTTGTCCATGTCGTTCTTTTTGAGTCACCAGAAGTTCATACTTGGATTGAAGTATACGATGCTCTTCTCGTAACTGGTCTATCACTTTATTACGCTCATCCACGTCGACTTGTAGTTTCTGAATAATCTCGACTACTTGTTGGTTATTCAGTGCGACTGGAGGTTGCCCTGGTTGTTGTAACAGGATTTGCCCGCCATCGGCGCCGCCACCGCCACCGCCACCGCCACCGCCTCCTCGCGCGGCCGCGTCTTCCACCATTTTCGCCCGTTCCATTTCCAGATGCCGCGTTTGTTCGATAACATCCGGTTTCATTTCAGGTCGTCCCGGCGCATAATCCTCCAATTGTTTTTCAAGGTCTACCATATAAAACCGGCGAAGTGCATGGTCTTTTATGAAATCCATCACCTTTTTCGGCGAATCACGCACCACATCCGGATTCGCATTGACTAAGAGTTTACGCTTATCAAATGTATTATGTTCATGCGAGAACACTAAAATCACCTTCATCGGGTCTAATTGTACAAATGGAACAGTGTAGTCTTTCAGAAATGCACGTTCTTCGGCCAAACAGGCGTCATCATTATATCGGTGTTGTTTCAAGAGTTTACGTTTGAACGCAAATGTCCCCGCAGTTGCATGATTCGGACCATATGGACCAAACCGTTTCATTTGCCCGATATGTTTAAAATAAATGTATATTTCGCTTGAACCGGCGCAAAGTGCCTCCGGGTGCGTCATCAGCATATGTACCGCATGAGAAACACGTTGCGGTGGGTAATAATCATCATCGTCCATGTAGACTAGAATCTCACCGCGTGACTTCTCATGAAGGAGATTACGTTTCTTTCCAAGCGGCATTTTCGTGTCATATTTGAAGTATTTCACACGAGGATGCGACGCAACCAAATCTTCGACCGGGTCAGTTCCGTCATCAATAATAATCCACTCCATACGGTCTTGAGGATAATCCTGGTTATTAAAACACGTAATCATCGCCGGAATAAAGGGGCGTCGATTGAATGTTGGGGTGCATACACTCACAAACGGGTATGATTTGAAATATTCCGGTGTTGATTTTTCAGGTACACGGCCTATCATTGGTTGCGCGGGTATTGTTGCAGGTGTAGCGCCGCCTTTTTTATGTCCCATTTCGTCACGTATAAGAGAAACGTGAGGTCAAGTCGTATAAAACAATATATTACTTTATATGATAAATTGTTTATGTTCTTTCACTCGATGGTATTCACAACCGGCGTTCATCCACTCCAATTTTTGATTGCAGTGAAGAATTCCATAATACCTTGCCAATAATGATAGAGATATAATACCAGCAACATGAGGATAATAATTGCAGCCACATTCAAATCCAGGAACTCAAATGCATAAAACATGAGTGTCAAGTTAAAGAAGAAGAATATAATGGGAACATATTTCGAATAAAGTTCCCGATATTGGTCCCAATGAAGAAGTGGATAAATAACGATTGTTCCGATAAATTGCAAGAGTTGCACGACAAATGACACAATCGGGAATATACCCAAACTAAATGCAGTGAACATCGACCATAATGACCCTCCAATATACTCTTTACTCTGTTCAGTCTGATTCAAAATCATTCCAATTACAGTTGTGAAAAATGGTCCACCCATCAAGACAAACATCCCCAACAATACAAGAACAAATGGTATCAATATAATGATTAATGGGGATGTCGCCTTGTACAACTCTTTCGGTATATTCATCGATAATTTGGTAATGTATCCGAATAACGCGACTAACATTGCACGGTCAGATGAAAATGAAAATATGAATGAGTTGTTAACCCACTGCTTGAAACGGGTTTTAATGAAATCCCAATGTAACAAGTTGACTTGTGTTACGCCTTCATCTACGCTATTCTTTACCATATCTACGTCCTCTTTTGACAGGCAGAACCATTTGAATACGTAGGTATCCAGAAGAATCGCGATTTTCAGGTAAATCTTCTTAGGTGTTTCGATTTTCGGGTCATCCGCGATTCCGCCGAATTTATCATCACAATCGGCTTCACATGCCGTATATTCATTTGTATAACAATAGGGCCAATTTGAACGGTCGGTTGGGAATAATTCTTCAAGATGTAGACTATTATTTCGTATACTTTCGGGCGCACAGTAAAACATAATATTCACACAAAGAATCGAAATAACCAAGGTTTCAATAAAAAGAGACAATACACTCGTCCCAAACTCTTTTAACGCCTCAATGTCAAATAATGACTTGGGTGCGACTTTTTGCTTGGGTTCGCCTTTTTTCTCGTCTTTTTTGTCATCTCCGCCAAACATTCCGCCAACTTTGCTAAAAGTGCCTTCTTCTTTATCATCATCATCGTCGTCGTCGAACATTGTCGGGGGGGGGTAATTATATATAGAAGAGAATATTATCACGCGATTTATTAACGCGCGTACATTAGACCACAATTTCCAGAGATAAATGTAAGTACATTATACCGCTCTTCCAGGATATGAAAGTCATAGTTATAGAGATAGATATTCACATTCGGTTTATTCAACCCGATAATCTCTCGCGTGTTCGGATTGCAAATCACCTTCACTTCAGCAGCGCTATCCAAGGGCGGATATATCGTCGTCAGCTCTAGTTCAATTTGGTTAAACTTACTCATATTAATCGCACCGCTGGGTTGCAGGTCATAGGGGTCCGAGTTCAGGCAAAAATTGTAACAGTATATCCCCGGTTTCGCACTTCCGCGAGTGCGCGTATATTTCTCCACGTAATTGTACACTCCCGCATCCAACAGATTCTCTCGATACTTCCCATTCAAAGAGATTCCCAACATCTGTAAAATGTCGCGTTCATTCTCGGATTGGAAATCGCCCGTGATATGAAGTCCAGTAAGGCGTTTATCGCGGGGGTTGATACCTGGACCGATTCCATCCTCCGGTCCATTTTTGTCATAGTAGTAGTGGTCGAACTGAAAATCAGGTCGGTCTCTCCATACAGTTGTCTGGATGTCGCTTGCTGTAGTCACATTCTCACTAAACGAAACCGGTTTCCATCGGTCGTCGATGGGGGCGGGTATAATGTCATACGGCAGATAATTGTACGGCCAGTTGGTATAATTGCTCCACTCGTTTCGGAGATTCACGTCACTTCGCTGAAAGAACATCGTCCATGACGCCACCATCCCCATCGAATTCTCTATTTTGATTTTCTTATTCCCAGTTACATCATTAAACGTCCAATCATAATACGACTTAATCAGGTATTTCTGCTGATTTGCGGCAAAGACTTTGGACTCATCATCCGAGAGAAAACAGTAGGTCGCTATCAAATGCACGTCTGCGTTCCAGTCGGTGCGAATACTCGGGTATGAGTTCAGCGATAAATCGATACTGGGTGGTGGGTATAGAAATCGCCACATTTGATGAAGGGGGTTCGTAAAATCGGGTTGGACGACGGGCCAATAATTTGCAGAGTCGCCTACATCGCGAATGGTGAACAACTCTTTCACTGGGCGGAGTGTTACATCGATTTGAAGTTGGTTATATTGGAGACACACAAGCGGAAACGCCATTTTGGAGGAGAGGGTGAACCACGAATTGATGGGTATGTATATTTTTCTACCGCGAATAGACGGTTCTGCACCGGCGACATTGGCCGTGCGATAGGCGTTTGGATACTGATTCAACCGCGCACCAGAACAGCCTGGATTGTATAAATCGGGAACATGACCCGTCATTTGGTTGTAAAGGTCGCGCTTGGTGTTATCTAGGTCGCGTTCTAGAATTGCCATCAAATTATTGCCGGTGAACTTTTGAAGCGTCATGCCGCCGACAGAAATCACGATTTCCTTGACCATTTGGGTTCCCAGGTTTTCAATCCAGCGAAACTCGTAAGGCGCCCACATGTCATCCTTGTGGGCTGGCGGATGAATCGGGCTCCATATTGCCGGGAGTGTCACGCAAATATAGGTATCCATTAACAGTTCCGCATACCTAGGCATATAAAATGTGAACTTGGATTCCTCTGTCATTCTTAGTTTTTTCTGACCATCGAAATCAATTCTAAACTTTTGAAGACCGAAATTCGTATATTTAAGATAGGTGCTTTTGAAAAAGGACTTTCTTGGGTTGCCGTTTAGAATAACATTTTGATTGCCCGTTGCGATAAGATTCAATAAACCACCTGTCATTTAGTATTTTAGTATTATTATGTGGATTATTATTACTACTTGTAATAACTTTATATAATTATATATACGATTATAATTATATATACGATATATAATTAGAAATCAACTACATCGTATCACCTATCAATGAAAGAACGTCAGGTAGAGATTATATTTATAGGTGTAATTATTCTTGGGTTCGCAATATTGAATATATCAGAAATGATAAAGTCGCGGTCCTATGAAAAGCATATCAGAGTACGCGAAGGTCTGACGGTAACAAAAGCGAGGACCGGGACGGGGGGTGAGACGGGGACGGGGGGCGGTAGCACCTTACCCATATTGAATAACGAGACTATGAGTATTCTTAATAAGGTAATGTCAAGGTCCAGTGTAGAACCGATATCTACTGAGAGTTTTACAGTGGATACAACCGAAAATGATATGACTGTTCATCAGCGTAAAAAGGTGGTGACTGCATTAGATACGATTCGCCATCCGACCCCGGCGCCGGCACCTCCTCCGACACCGACCCCGGCGACGGAACCGACGGCGACATCCGTAAAAGAAGGAATGGAGAACCCTGATGCCGATACAAAGGAGTTCATTGATAAAACCATAACATCTATCAATCCATATGATAATCAGTCAAGTTTCAAGTTACGCGATTACTATATCAAATCGGCGCACAATGCATTCAATCCCGAAAAATTCAAGAACTCGACAGTAAGTATGGATGCACTTCTTTATGTTGTTGCACGAGGGTGTCGGTTTATCGACTTTGAAGTATTTTCGGTAGAAAATCAACCGGTCATCGCATCATCGTCTGTTACTTCATTTAATTACAAGGAAACCTATAACCACATTCCAGTTTCCGAAGCATTTGAAGTATTAGGTAATTATGTATTCTCTGGTGCCAAATGCCCCAATCCAGGCGACCCATTTATTATTCATATGCGAATCATGTCGCAGAATATTACAATGTACGATAAACTTGCAAAAATCATATCACAAAGTAAGTCAGTTGCACGATATTTACTAGGTCCAAAATATGGACGCGAATACCAGTCCAAAGATTTAGGCAATGAT